ACGCCACTTTGGGGCGCATCGTCCACGCCGCAGGTACAGGAAATGCAGACATCCTCACCATAGACGCGCAGATCGCAGTCGGGTGAATGCGCCGCGTACTTGTGTGGCTGCTTGGATTCGACGCCCCTTTGGGGCGCATCGTAAGTCGAGTCGACCACGCGGACGACGCCCGGTAACTGCTCGGCTTTGCGTTCAGCTTCGTCTAAGGTGACCGCCGATACCTCGACCCACTTGGCGTCGGTAAATTCGACCAAACAGTAAACCCGCGTTTCAGCACCCATCTTCGACTCCTCTTCGGGGCATCTCTACGCCGTACCGTTTCAACTGGTCTGCCGTGACCTGCTCGTCGGTCAGTTCCCGTGTGCGCGCAATCTCGATGCGCTCCTTCGCAAGCTTCTCGAGCGCCTTAACCGCGTCCAGTAACGGGCCGATCATTGCATTTCACCGGCCTGCCAGTCGTTCAACAGCCCATCACGGCGCCACGTCTCGAGCGGCCAGTTAGCGCCGCCCTTGTACTGGGCGAGCGATGGGTAGCCGGCGTCGCGGTCATTGAGCCAATCGCAGATAGCTTGCGCCTCGGCGCTCGTATCGTACAGCTCGGACATGTGCCCCCGCGTGGCCGGCACCGAATAGTCAACAGCCACAAATGGACCATTGGGCGTGATAGCTGACACTTTGAATCTCACTGGCCGGACCCTCCGCGGTGAATGCACGCGCCCACGAAGAGCGGGGCGACAATGAACAGGATTGTTAAGATTATCATCGGGACACCGTGTCGCCAACGGTGATGTTCCACGCATCGCCGCCGTCCCACACAATCGTGTAATGTTGCCAGCCACCGTCGAAATCGCAGCGCAAGTCTAGATTGAATGCGGTTTTGCTGCGCGAAAAAATCGTGATTTTCGGGTTAGGGCAACCGAGGTTAGTTTCCTGTTGAAACTCCGCGGCGATATCGTGGGCGAGCGGACCCGTGTCGATGTTGCGCCCTTCGCAGTAGGCGAGGACAGTAACGAACAAACCGACAGCGCACAGCGCGCCGAGTAATGCTTTCATGTTGTTAACTCCAGTAAAATTACGACGGTTACGACCATTGCGACCACGAATGCAAGGAGGCTCAACGCCACCCGCACAACTAGGAATTCGGTTTTTGTGTCTGTGTCCATGATGAGATTATCGGGCGGGCGCTGGCGAAGTGAAGTGACTCGCGTCACAGTTTGAGCCACAACCAAAGGATGAGCACGGCGACCGAGACGCACGTCACAATCCTATCCGGCATGCCGCGGCGGTCAAACATGGCGGCCCCGCAGGACTGCCACGAAGCCGAGGAGGAGCGTCAAGGCGCCGACCGCGCCGACCGCGCTGACCTCGGGCGCACGCTGCGTGGGAGGCGGCGGAGGGGCGAGGGGCAGCGGTCCGACCGTCTCACCCCCGCCTACCAAGTAATACTCGCCCGACGGGATGTACGGCGCGTCCAGGGGCGCGTCGACCGTGGGCGGCGTCACGTAGTAAAGCAGAGGCGCTTGAACGGGCAGCAAGTCGGGCTCGGGCGCCGGCTCGCGGAAACACATCGGCACCGGCGGCGTAATGCACGACTGAGCCGGGGCGGGGTGCTTGCGGTGCCCGTGCGCGACGTGAGGGGACATGCAGGGCTGCGCGAGCACCGTGGCTAAGGCAAGGGCTGAAATCATAGCGGGTACAACCTCGCGATTGAGAAACGTTCGTATCGGTCCTGCGCGTAGCGTACCGCCCGCTGGCGAGTCGCGAACCACGCGACGCTGACCCAGCGTTCGGAGTGCATGGCGGGCACGACCACGGCCCAGCAATATTTCGGGCTCGGACGGTCGGAGCCGAAGAATTCGTTGACGGACTCCTTGCGATGCTTCCGTGCCGCGGGGTGCGGCCCGTACCCGCACACAGCGCACGGCACGCCGGGGCGGTGCAGGTGCTCGAGGGCGCATTTCATGGCTAATAATCCTCGTCGCCCTTCAAGTCCTGCAAGGCGCGCTGCATGTCGGTAAGGTCGCCCCGCGGACGACCGTCGCGGAAATCGTGCGGGTACGCGCGGCGCTCTTCGACCACGAATGGCTGCGCCCGTTTCCATTCCTGGTGCAGCAGCCATCCGGTGTTCGCGGCGAGCCGCCGGTGATCTACCCCCATCCGTTGTGTCTGCTCAAGCGGGTCGTCATGTAGGCGAAGGTCCGCCTCCCGAACGATTCGGACGGTGTCGGTTAGACCCATGTGGGCATCGTATTTGCTCATGATTACAGGCTCCGTGATTCAGTGATTGCAAGACTACGCCCCCGGATTGCCCGAAACCGCCGACCGTGTCACACTTCCGGCATGCTCACCAAACTACGCGCGCGGCTCGCCGCCCTGATATCGCCCCCGGCACCTGCCGCCCTGCCCGTCCGCCGCAAGCCCGTGGCTGTGAGCCCGTCAGTCCTGGCGGCCCTACAGGCGGCGTCCCCGGGCGATTATGAGCACCCAAAGCGCCCCGAGCGACCGGCAGCGGACGCCTATCCGTTCCCCGAGCTACCCCCGGGGGTCGTTCCCCGGCTGGACGTCGTCATGGCGACCGACGCGCTGCCTGGCGAAGTCAAGCGCACCTCACTCGCGATGGACAGTTTCGGCGGCTCGTGGGGCTTTGGCGGCGGGCAGGCGGGCGGTTACGGCGGCGGGTTTTGGTTCCCGGGATACCCGTACCTTGCGGAACTGACTCAAATTTCCGAGTACCGCGCGCCCTGCGAGACGACCGCGACTGAGATGACGCGCAAGTGGTTTGAACTCCATACCAAAGATGACGGCAAGAAGCCCGAGGACGACCCCGCCGACGGCGAGGAATCGACCGACGAGCCTGACGGCACAGCCGACGAAAAGAGCGACAAAATCGCGCAGATCATGGCGCGGCTCGATGAGTTGAAGGTCCGTGAGATGTTTCGCCGCGCGGCGCTCCTTGACGCCGAATTCGGGCGCGCGCAAATCTACATCAACATTGACGACGCGGACGACCAGCAACGCCAGCTGCCCCTCGAGATATCCCCGAAGGGAATCAAAAAGGGCAGTCTGAAAAGTATTCAATGCATCGAGCCGTACTGGTCGACGCCGTACTCGTGGAACGCGATGTACCCCGAGCGGCCCGATTTTTACAAGCCGACGTCCTGGTACATCATGGGGCGAAAGACGCACAGCGACCGGCTCTTGACGTTCATTGGTCGCGAGGTGCCGGACCTCCTGAAACCCGCGTACAACTTCTCGGGGATGAGTTTGATTCAGCTGGGCGAAGTAGCCGTGAATATGTGGCTGCGCACGCGCAAGGCCGTGAATGACCTCGTGAACAATTTCAGCATCCCAGTGCTGTCCACGAACCTTGCGGTATCGCTCCAAGAGGGCGGCGACCCCGGGTCGGGGCTGCTCGCCCGTTTGCAGCAATTCACGTTGACGCGCAACAATCAGTCAGTGGCAGCGGTCGACAAGGAGACCGAGGAATTGAAGTTTGCCGAGGCGACGCTGGCGTCCCTCGACAAGTTGCAAGCCCAGTCGCAGGAGCATATGGCGGCGTGCTGGCATACCCCGTTGATTAAGATATTCGGATTGACGCCCACGGGGCTCGGCGCCACGGGCGAGGGTGAGATTCAAGTATGGTATGACTGGATCAACGCCTACCAAATTTCGTTGTTTGAGCCGCATTTGCTGACGCTGCTCAAGGTCGTACAGTGCGACCTGTTCGGTGAGATTGATGAGGATTTGGTGATTCACTGGGTCACGCTCGATGAGCCCACGCAAAAGGAATTGTCCGAGATTCGCAAGAGCGATTGCGAGGCGGGTACGGCGTACATCAATGCCGGCGTCGTGAGCCCCGAAGAGGAGCGCGAGCGGCTCATGTCCGACCCGGACTCGGGCTACTCCAACTTGACGGGACCGGCTCCCGAGCCGCAGGTCGACCCGGGCATGGAGATGCAGTTAGAGCATGACGGCGAGCAAGCCGACGCCGGCCGCGAGCATGAAGCCGACCAGGCGGAGCAGAGCCGCGCGCACGAGATGGACAAGGCGAAACTAGCGGCGAAAGCGAAACCGAAACCGCCGGGAGGCGGAAAGTAGTTGACTGCTGACGTGCGTGTCAGTATTGTCCGCTGACACATGGCAGCCCTAGAAATGTTCGCGTCCTGTTACTTTTACGTCCTTTGCCGGGCATTCCAGCAACGCAACGTGGCTTTCGCCAATTACCGATTAATGGTCCCCACCTCGTACTGCATGGCAGTCTTAGACGTGTTCATAATTGCATTCGTGGCTCACGCGGGATGGACGCCTCTGATAGTATTTGCGAATGGTAGCGGGGGCTGCTTGGGCGCCATATCCGCCGTGTTCCTACATAAACGTTGGGTGAAAACTTGAGATTACGGAAGCAGTCAATGCGAGAAGTGAGAGACGCCGCGGCAGTCGAGCGCGCGTCGGCTATCGTGGCGGCGGTCGGCACGGTGGCGCTCGAGAAACGTAAGGATGTTCCCGGGAACGCACCCCGATACTTCCGCGGCGCCTTGGTGCGCCCCAAGTGAAAAAATCAGGCGTCTACTCGTGCCCGAATTGCAAACAGCCATTGTGCAAAAACGGGCGCACCCCCGGCGGTAAGCAGCGCTGGATATGCGACACGCGCAGAGGGTCGGGCAAGAATAACTCCGAACACTCGTACTGCTATTCCACGACTGACCCCACGTCGGACAAGCGCCGCACGCACCGCGGGCGCGGCTCCGTGACCGAGGGCCCCGCGGCAGACTTCATGCCCGAGGGGTTCACGCCGGGCGACGGGAACTACATCATTACCGCCGCGCAGGACTCGACCCCCGTGGACCCGCGCGTCTGGGCGACCATTCTTCGCGCGCGGAAGCACTATGATGCACAGCTGCTCGTGACCGTGTACCGCTACCGGAACCCCACGTCCCGCTGGCAGGCAGCCGAGCAGGGCACCGAAGAGTGGTGGCCCGAGCAGATCAAGCCCTATATCTGCAATCAGCGCGTGCGGCTCAACAAAAATGTCTCGGTCATTGGCGATGTGTTCATGCAGCCGACCGCAGAGTCGCCCTTGTCCGGGCTCGAGGGGTTCACGGGCGGCGAGTCGACCATTGTCGGGCATCCCAAGGTGCAGCTAAAAACCGTGGCGACCCCGGGCGACAAGATGGCGAAGCTAATGGTGACGACCGGCAGCGTCAGCAAACGCAACTACTCAATCAGCAAAGCCGGCGCCAAGGGTAAGTTTCATCATTCCTTCGGCGCCGTGCTCGTGCACGTCAAGGGCTCTCATTTTTGGATCGCACAACTAAAGGCGGACTCGCGTGGCAACATCATCGACCGGGATATCAGAATTACTCCGAAGGGCGTCACCCGAGCACCGAGGCCGCTTGCTCTTATCCTTGGCGACGTTCACCGAGCAGTGCATGACGCGGAGGTTGATGCAGCCCGCTTCGGCCCCCGCGGCACCGTTGAGCGATACAAACCCCGTGCGATAGTTTGGCACGACACCCACGATGGACTAGCAGAAAACCCCCATGAGAAAGACGACCCTTTCAGTCGATACGCGAAACATAAGGCTAGCGCGCACCTTGTCGAGCAGGAGGTGCGTGAGGATATTAAATTCGTTAAAAACCGAACACCGCCCTTCGCACGGTCGTACATTGTCGCCTCAAACCACGATGATTTTTTGCGCCGCTGGGCGCTGCGGTCGGATTTTCGAGATGACCTACCAAACGCGGAATTCCTCCTTGAAACCCAATTGATGATGATGCGAGGCGCGAAGATGGACCCGGGCGGCCCGTCGTACCCCTCGCCGTTCGCGTACTGGGTCGACAAGTACCGGCACGCGCGCATCAAGTGTTTGGGGCTCGGCGAGTCGCTGCGATTCGCTGGCGTCGAGTGCGGCATGCACGGCGACCACGGCCCGAATGGCGCGCGCGGGAGCCTCAAGAATCTATCGCGTATCGGCGTCAAGAATGTTCACGGGCACGGGCACGGGCCTGGAGAGGAAGAGGGCGCCACCCGCGTGGGCACGGGCTCGCGGCTGGACTTGAAGTACGCGCGTGGGTCGCCGTCGGGCTGGCTGCACGCGGATTGCTTGGTACATGCGAACGGCAAGCGACAGTTGATTTTCTACATCTCTGGATTACACCGACCGGACTAGGAGAGACCATGCGAATAGTTGCATTGACCGGGCTACCGCGCTCGGGGAAGGATACGGCAGCGGAGTGGTTCACGCTCCGCGGATATGACCGGCTGTCATTCGCAGACCCGCTCAAGCGGGCGGCAGCCATTCTGTTAGACAGACCGCTCGAGCAAATGCAGGGCGCCGACGGTTTCGACCGCGAAGCCATAATGCCGGAATGGGGGTTTAGCACCCGACACTTTTTGCAAGTATTCGGTACCGAATGCCTGCGCCAGCAAGTCGATGCTAATTTTTGGGTCAAGCGCGCCCGCAACCATATCCTTAACCGCCCATGCGTGCCGTTCATAATCACGGACTGCCGCTTCGAGAATGAGGCGGAGATGGTGCGCGCCCATGGCGGCATTGTGATTGAGATACGCCGCCCTGGCATCGTGGGCAGCGGGCACGTCTCAGACGCCGGCGTGGCGGCTGACGAAGTGGTATTTAACGATGAAACCGTAGAAATTTTGCACGACCGTATTGGCCGTGTCATGCTGGCGCATCATGCCCAAACTCAGAGCGGACCCGCCCGCGCATTCAAATAAGCCCGTTACCGTACGGGCCATTCACGCAAGTGCAGCGGTGCATGCGTGGTACTTCGCCGAGCTAGACAAGATAGTCTCGGAGATGCACGAGACCGTAACTCGCGGCGTGCTGGCGGCATACGGGCAGATAGAGCCGCAAGAGATGGCGAAGGACGCTAACCCCTCACTGCTCTTGCGGTCGGCGCTGCGCCGCTGGGGCGGCCTATGGGTGTCGAAATTCGACAAGCTATCGCTGGACCTCTCGCAGAAATTCGCTCGCAAATCGTTCGGGCAGACGCAAACGCAGATGAAAGCGGCGTTCGCCGACGCCGGGTTTACCGTGAAATTTCAGGCATCCCCGGCAGTGTCCGCCGCGTATCAAGCCGTGGTCGCTGAGCAGGTAAACCTTATCAAAAGTATCCCCACTGAATACCTAAAGGCTGTCGAGTCGAAGGTCTGGCAGTCGGTCATGAAGGGCGGCGACATGCACGCGCTCGCCAAGGATTTACGCAAGTCCTACGGCATCTCGCGGGACCGCGCGGCGCTGATCGCCCGCGACCAGAACAACAAAGCCAAGGCGGTCATTGAGAAAGCGCGGCGGCAGGAATTGGGCATTACTCACGCGATATGGCAGCACTCCGCCGGCGGCAAGGTCCCGCGCGCGACGCACGTCGCCATGTCGGGTAAACCCTACCGGATAAGCGAGGGCATGTACGATAGTGCCGTGAGCGAGTACGTGCTGCCCGGGCAGCTGATTAACTGCCGCTGCACCTCGCGTGCGGTCATACCGGCGTTTGAGACCATCGAGCAGGGCAAGGCTCGGCATAAAGAAACGCCGCTGTTGGCGGCTGCAAGGAGTAGAGCGAGATGAACGAATGTAAGAAATGTGACGTGCGTCCCGTTGACACGCGTGACAGTTATGGCAGAATTCGCGCATGGAAAAAACTGATTTACCGGCGTTGGCGGAAAAAGTGCAGTACCTGCACCGAACAGACAAAAGCGCGGCCGGCGCCATCTACTTAGCGGTTAAAACGTATTTCTTGGAAAACCCCGACACAGCGGGCAAATATTCCGATTGGATGCGCTCCCGTAATCTTAAATGGGAGGTGGCAAAGAAATGCGCGTACGCCCACGATCCGGGGCGGGCGGCCAAGGTATTTCCCGATTCCCTCGCCAGAAATAAGGGCAAGCTTCCCGCGGGCACGTCGGTCGGCGAGTTACACGAGGCCGCCCGCGGATTCAAAGCAATGATTCGCAAGGCGGCCATATCAATGGATGGCGGCAAAGGCGATGCACGCAAATCGCGGGACCAGCGCACCGTGGCATTTGCTCACTTTAAAAAACTGCTATCAACGTCAAATCTGCCGACGTTGATGGGAATGACGGCAGATGAAATCATCGAACTTATAAGGACTATATGAGCGACGCACGAGAGCTATTGATTGCAGAACAAAAGCGGCAACTCGATGAACTAGACGCGCAATTGGCCGCAGAGGCCGTGGCCGCGGCCGAGCGTGCCGCAGCCAAAGCCAAGGCAGAGACCGAACCCGCCGCCCTACTGCCGCGCGCCGAAGGTGCCGCGCTTGTCATGGACGCCATGTTGGAGGGCGAGCGCGTGTGCCTAGACTTCGAGGGCGCGAACGGTGAAGCCCGGCACGTCGACGTGTTCACCAAGTCCGAGCGGATGCCCAAGGAGGAAACCCTAGCCATGCGGGAACTCCTGAACTCGCAGGGGCGTACGGGATTAGAGGCCGCAAACTTGGACGGCATGAATGGGCTTATCGCACTGTATAAGCCAGGCAAGTCCACGTGCTTAAGCGACCGGACGATGATCCAACTATTACGGTCGTTCACGTCACTGGAAAGCAAAACGGACACCATGACGGCCAACGCATACGCCGTGCTGTTGCCGCTGTACAAGCTCATGAAGCGACGCGCAAAATAGCGGGGATGAAATACGCCCCCGTTGTTCTGCTCGGCGATCACAGATTAGCCGCGGAATGCATAATCCGCACATGTCATTATGCGCATTCGGCGCCGAGCGGCAAGAGCCACTACGTTAAATTCGGGGACGCGTACGTGATCTGGTCCTTACCTGCGAACATGCACACAACTCGGTTTATTCTCGGACCTCCTGCCGCGCTGCCAGATAAACGCAAAGTATGGGAACTGTCCCGGCTATGGGCTCCTGACGGGCATGAGCCGAATTTACTTACGCAGGCCATAAGTGCGGCGGTGGGAGTGATTCAGAGGTTAGAGCGGCCCGACTGCCTGATAAGCTACGCCGACCCGCATCAAGGGCACGCAGGCTATGTGTACAAAGCGGCCTCATGGCTTTACCACGGGAAAACAGACGAGACGCGAGGTTGGATCAAAGACGGCCAATGGGTCGCGCGGCGCAAGTTTCATAGCGGAAAGAATTTTTTACGTAAGCCCCAAATTGAATCCCTAGGCTATGTGCAGCATAATTTACCGCCCAAAGAGCGATTCATAAAACCACTGTCCCGGGCGGCTAAAAAAAAGTACGCCGGGTACGTGGCCCCTCGCGTGACATAACAGGGGGCTTCCGGGCATAATCCCGGGATGGATTGCGAAATTGAATCGGACGATTGCGAGATAGAAGCGGACGCACAACCTGCCATGGACAGCGGGCGCCGCCTCGCATTCGACCGGCGCATGGAAACAATCGACGGCCATCTGGTCGTGACCGATTGCAATATCAGCAAGGCGAACGTTTGCCCGTACCTGGGGGCCGAAATCCCCAATAGCGAGGCGCTCGGGCTCGAGCCCTCCAAAATTTACATGCTATATCGCGACGCCGCGGAACTGAAAGCGGCGGAAAAGACCTACGACCGCATCCCGTTGATGATGACCCACGTCGCCGTGCACGCGGACGCGCCCCAGCAATTCCTCGTGGCGGGCACCGTGAGCAACGTCCGGTTTTCGCACCCCTACCTTAAGGCGGACCTGACCGTATGGACGCGCGAGGGCATCGAGGCGATCGAGTCTGGCGCCCAGCGCGAACTATCTTGCGGCTATCGGTACGTGCCGGACATGACCCCCGGCACCTCGCCCGAGGGCGTGAAGTACGACGGGCGAATGACCCAGATTGTCGCCAATCACTTGGCGCTTGTCGAAGCCGGCCGCGCCGGTCCCGACGTCATGGTTGCGGACGCCATGTTGCAATCGTCCCGCGCGTTGGTACATAATCCAGCCTCAACTGAGATATCGGTCACACTTTAGGATTCTCCAAACATGAAAGCCAGCGCCGTCGCCTCCGTAGTTTCTGCCCTGCTCGCCACCGATGCGAAGCCGACCGAGGCCGCGATTCTTGCCGCCATCATTGCGGCAGACAAGAAAGCCAAGGATGAGGGCGGCCTAGGCCCCGTCGAAATCCAGAACAAGAAAGCCGGCGACAAGGCGAAAGACGCGTTCCCCGAGAAGGACGACAAAGCCGAGGACGAAAAGGACGACGACAAGGCGAAGGACGCCGACATGGACGACGAGAAGGCGAAAGACGCCGACATGGACGATGTTGACGCCGAGGACGACGCCGAAACCGTGCAGCCCAAGAAGTCGGCTGGCGGCAACA